CGATCGGCGTGGCGCGGCGGGAATGTTGTAGATCGCCTGCACCCGGAGATACCTACACTGAACTCTTTTCGGACATGGGTTCGACTCCCATCGCCTCCACCATGAAAAAAGAACGCCATTTCGTTAGAAATTGGCGTTCTTTTCTTTATCATGGTAACGTTTTTGGTAACACTATTAAGTTTTCAGGCTGCTCTCACCAGCGCATTATACAGCATTTCAATGAACTGTACCGCGCTTGGGCATCCGGTCAGCGGATAGCCTGCCAGCTGCTGCACATACTCCGGGTTTGTGAGCCATGCACCTTTAGCTGCCCGGCGGACAGCACTTTGAATCGCTTTTGGCTCACACCTTCTGCGGTCGGCGATAGGGGTATAGATATCTTTCTCCACGGCCTGCAGGCGGTCTTCCTGCTCACAGACCAGCTCAAGACACTGGCACAGGATACTGTAGGCGCTCAGGTTACGTGTAATGCCCATCGGGCGCAGCAGATCATTGACTTGAGTGGACAATTCGGAAACGATCATAGTTGACACATCCTTTCTATGCGTCAACTCTAACCGAAAAATACTTAAAATTTACCAATTACGTCGATATACGTCGTAAAGCGTCGAAACATGCCAAACAAAAACAGCCCCGAGGAACCGTCAGGCTCCCCGGGGCTGTTGCTATGTATGGCTATTTTGGGCAGGGCGGCTTACTTCCCCTGTGCCTTCAGCTTGTCGTAGGTCTGGTCTGCCTGAAGGGCTGCAGGAGTGAAGCTGTTGTTCTTCCACCACGCGACCAGCGCGGCCACGGTGGTGATGCCGGCGGTGACCAGCTGCTCCACGGTCTGGCTCTCGATGGGCAGCACGGGCTTGCCCAGTGCAGACAGCACCTGATTGGTCAGGGCCAGCAGCAGGCAGGCGGTGCGGGCAATGGTACCTGCGGAGATGGTGGGTGCGTTGTAGGTGTGTGCGTTCATAGTCAGTTCCTTTCTCTTTCGTGTTCGTCTGCTTCTAAATCAGCGATGCGGTGGTTGGCCACCTTCATCTGCTCTTCCAAAATGGGGACGCGGCGGGCAAAATTGTTGTGTTCCCGCACCTCGCGGGTCAGCTCTTCCAGCTTGGTGTCGGTCACGGCCTGACTGCGGCTGTTGGCGATCAGCACGCCGATCAGGGTCACCGCACCGGCAAGGATGGCTGAGATGATGCTTTCCACTGGTCTCACCCCCTCACAGTGTCCACCGGCTCTTGTTCGGGCGGGTGTCTACGTGCACCCAGCCCTTTGCCCGGCCTGCCTTGACCGGGTAGCGGCCCACGCCGCCCCAGCCGGGCATCAGGCTCTCTACGTAGGCGGCCACAGCCAGCGGGTCGGTATCCTGCACCTGAATGTCAGCGGCCCGGCCCAGCAGGTGCTGGCTGGATCTTGAGCCGCCCACCCTCGTGTTGTGGCTGGCTGTGCGGTAGCCGCTGGTGATGGTCACCGGCTTGCCGAAGTGCTCCCGGATGCACTGCAGCAGCACCACAAGGCCTTCGTCAATGAGGATGGTGTCGGTACCGTCGCGGCAGCGGAACTCCCGCACACGGAATGCGGGGGAGAGCTGCTTTGCGCCGTCCTTCTTCAGGCTGTACTGTTTGATCGCCATATGGATCACGTCCTTTCACGGCCCGGTCAGGCGCTGGTCTTTTCGTTCAGCATCTCGGTCAGCTCGGCATATTGCTCGTCGGTCAGCTTGGCGGCGGCGTAGAAGATATCCAGCTTCTTTTCCATACCGGCGGTCTGGCCGCGCTCGATCATGCGCTTGCAGGTGTTATAAAGTGCCATAGTAGTCATTCCTTTCTGTTTATGCGGTGGTTTCATCATCGGTCACGCCCAGCTCCAAAAGAGTTAGGCGGTAGTCCTGGTCAAGGTTCAAAGCGTCTGCGTCGGCAAGAGCGGCATTCAGCGCCGCCACCGTCTCCGGCAGCTTGTCCTTTGCTTCCTGCTTTTTGCGTTCTTCTTCCTGCGCGGCCAGCTCTTCGGCGGTGTAGCGGATGTATCTCTGGATGGGTACCTTTTCCACCCATTCCTCCTGCGCCTGTACGCCGAGCACATCCACCACCCGCTGCACGTCCATGCCGCCGTTCGGATACTCGGTCACGGTCTCCCAGTGCCACTGCTCCTCCACGCCCTCTACGGCAGGGTGGGTGATCTCTTCAGTGCTGGTGGTCAGATACCCAAGCGTCAGGTCCGGGTTTTCCACGACCGCGCCGGTCTCGTCAAGGATCTTCATTGTGTCACCTCCATGGGGGTCACATATTTGCCGATTCGCGAGTAAGATACTTTTCCGTCAGGACTTTCAGCCGACAGCATCCACTGTCCGCCGGTCTTGCCGGAGTCACTGCGGTTTACTTTTACGCATCCATTTTCGTCCAGCTGCATCGGGGGCACAAAGCTACCGTCGCTGCGCCGCAGGTGGAGTCTGATTTTGCAGGTTTTCCACTCTTCCGGGATGGCAAAGTGCAGACTGGTCGGGTGACCCTCACTGCCAAACTGCAATGTTGCCACAGTGTCAAATGTCACAGGGATCATCGCTCAAAACCTCCTTTCTCAGGCCACGCGCCGCCAGATGTGCACATAGTAGGCGGCAGGCTGCACGGTGGCGCTGCGGCCGTAGATGGCATTAGACTTGGACGCATCCAGACTGAACTTATATACATCAGAAAAGTTACTGTATTCGCCCGTAGATGCGATCGCGCTGCCGGCAGTGAATGCGCCAGATACCTTATGTTCACCCTTTTTTACATCCGCGACAAAAGAGCCTGTGATGTTCGGCAGTCCGGCCTCCACGGTGGTGCCCGCTGCGTGGCCGCTGCCAGCACCCATCAGTACCCGGTTCTGCGCAATCTCCTGCCATGTACCGCCGAACAGTGCGGCAGGGCTTGTACGTGCGGTGCTCTGGTAGATGCTGCCCACGGGAAAAGGATCCACGCTTTTCAAGCTTTTCAACAGCGCATCCACCTCGGCACGGGTATAAAAGCTGCCACCCCTCATGGATTCGATCACGGCCTTCCACTGCTGCACCAGCGTGCCGGTGGGGATGCCATGCACACCATCCCGCATCACGCCGCAGACGGTCTCATCTGCGCGCGTGTCGTAGATGTCGGCGGCGGTAACGGCGGTGGAGCCTGCAGGGCGCTTGATCTCGGCAAGGCAGAGGTCGTAGATCAGCTCGGTGCGGGTGATGGCCGGGGCAGCAGGCCCGGCAGAATTCGGGACACCTTCCAGCACCTGCAGGCTGGTCTTTTTGGCGGCGGCATCGTAGCGCAGCACGATGCGGTCAATGCGGCTGCGTACAGGGTCCGCTTCGGTGAGCACCACGGTGGTGGGCTGCTCCATGATGATGCTGCGGCCCTTGAACCGTGCCGGGCGCACCCATGCCTGACCGGCGCTCACCTGTACGCTCAGGCCGCCCTGTGCCGTGACGGCAAAATCCTCCTCGGCGCTGTATACGCCGCTCAGGCGGGTGGCGAGGTAACCCGAAGCGTCGTCGGCATCGTAGGTGATGCCGTTTTCGGGGTAAGTAATGATATCAGCCATAAAGTCCTCCTTTCAGGTCTTGTGCCATGTGGGTGTGCCCAGCCGGATGGTGCGGGTTGTGCCGCTGTCCTCGCTCTGGGTGATGATGTCGGCTACCCGCACCATGGCAGTGTAGCCCAGCTGGGGCAGGCTGGCGCTCAACACGTCGCCCACCTGCAGGGTGTCGTCGTCCACGTCAAACTCGATGGACCCGGTGCGCAGCTGGGCCAGCAGCTTTTCGCCGCCCCGGTCAGCCAGCTTTGCCAGATAGCTCTGGCTGGTGCTGGTCTCGCCGTCCTCCGGCTGCACGTCACGGGCATCGACGTACATTTCCCGCCGGTCGGAGCCGGTAGCGTTCACATCGCCCACCCAGACGGTGGCGCGCTCGTCACCTTCGCCAGCGCCCTGCACAAGGGCGATGTTGGCGTAGTCGGTGTCGGCAAAGCTCCACCCGGCATTCAGCAGGTTGCCCCACCGGGGGCTGTAGCGGCGGTTTGGGTCGAAGGTAGGCCGGAAGCACTCGAAGAGCAGCTTTTTCTTACTGCCCTTGCCGTCCAGCACGATGCGGAACCCCAGATCACAGGCCTGCCCGATGGTCTTGCAGTAGTCGAACACCGTACCGCCGGAGGTCTGCTTTTCAAAGGTGGTGTCAAAGCCGTACTCGGTGCCCAGCGCAAGGCGGGGCCATGGCTTTGCGGCGCTCACAAGACTGCGCATGGCGGCTTCGGCGTTCTGGTTCTTGATGCTCACCGCAGACACCCGCTTGGTCAGCAGCCATGTTGCCGGGTAGCCGCTCACGACCAAATTCGAGTCCTCGTTCTGGTTGGCGCGGGAGCAGATGCGCATGGGGATGCGCGGACTTTCGTCGCTGCGCACCAGCCAGCGACCCTCCTGCAAAAGCTGCAGGTTCTCGGTGGTGGGGCGCACCTCAAGGGTAAAACTGCCCTCGGAGTAGTAGGGGCTGTCCCAGTAAAAAGACACCCACACATCTACCCAGCCCACGCGGGCAAGGGTGTCTGCGTCCAAAACGTCTATTCTCATAGCGGTTCGGGCAGGATGCCCGCCTCCATCGGGTAAAAGCTCACGGATGCCTGCAGGTAGCCGGAGCCGTTCTCGGCCTGCATACTCAGCATGTTATCGCCGGGCTGCAGCTCGGTGAGGGTGCTGTCCTCGTCCAGCTTTGCAAAGATGTTCTCGGTCACGCCTGCCCGGGTCAGGGTGCAGGCCAGCCGGTCGGATGTGCTGCGGTAGATTTCCAGCGTCTCGTCCGGCTGCAGGGTCAGGTCAAAGCCGATGAAGGCCCCGGTCTGCAGATCCACCACCTTGGGGTGTGTCACCGGCATGTCGCACCGCAGGGTGGCCGTGAAGGGCACCGGCAGCGAACCGTCGTTGCGCAGCACTGCCGCCGTGCCGTCCCGTTTGATGCCGTAGATGTGGCTGTCGTAGCAGACAGGAAAGCGGAACGCCTTTTCGTACCCGCCCAGCACGCTGCTGACGGCGTTGAGGTCGTACCAGAAGGGCTTTTCACTGTAGAGCATGAGCGAACAGCGCGGCTGCGGCGTGTAGCTGGAAAAGTATGGCGTTTTCTGCAGCACGAACCGGGTGAAATAGTGGTCGCCAAAGTACAGGGTGCCCTTGGTGAAGTAGGGCAGCTTTTTGCTGAACGCCCGGGCATTGTCCAGCGCATACGCGCCCCAGAACACCACATCGAGGGTGCGGGACACGCCGGAGACGCTCTGCCCCTCCACAGTGTCGCCCACCTGATTGACACCCTGCGCGGTCTGCAGGTCCACATCCACCCCGTTCAGCGGGTCGAGAAGGTAAGGGGCATCGTAGTCCCAGCCCAGATGCAGGACGGCACCGGCATCAGTCACGATCTTGAGATGGTCCTTAAATAACACAGTGTCCTCCTTTCATCGTTTGCGGGCCTTGGCCTTGTCGGCTTCCCAGCGGGCTTCCCGCTGGAGGTCTGCCGCCGTCTGGGCCTTGCTGTAAATGTTCTGAGTGATGTTGGTATCGCCCTCGCGGTGGTAGCTGCGGGCGGCGGACACCACCTGTGCAGTGCCGGAAGCGGCCACGGTGCTGCCCAGACGCATGTTGTCGGAAAGCACCAGCGCCCCCGCCTGCCGGATCATATCGGCAAGGGCAGAGTTTGTCTTTTCCAGCGCCTTGGTGTTGGCGTTGATGGCATCTTCCAGACTGCCGGTGCCGGTGGTGATGTCCACGCTGCCCATGCCGCCGGAGCCGGACGAACCGCCGCCAGAGGAACCGCCGCCGTGGCTTACGTTCTTTTTGGAGCCGCCCATGCTGCCCACGATGGCCGCAATGGCAACGCCCAGCGCGACCGCTGCCGCTGCCACGATCAGGCCCATCGGGATGCCGAAAACGGTCGCGCTCAGCGCGGCGGAGATTGCGGTCAGCAGGCCTTCAAAGGCTGCACCGACCGCGCCGATCAGGGAAGCGACGCCCGCAAAAATGGTGGGGAAGCTGGACAGCAGACCGCCGCTCAGGCCCTGACTGATGGCAAGGGCCGCATTGCTCAGCGGCCCCTGCAGGCCCTGAAAGACCGACACGAGGGTGGAACCAAGGCCCTGCGCCTGCTGCCAGACCTCAGAGAAGCCGCCGGTCAGGCCGTTCACGATCTGCCCGCCAAGGTCGATAGCTCCCTGCACCAGCTGGTCGCGGGCACCGCCCAGCGCTTTGTTGAGCTTAGTCACGATGCCAAGGGCAAAGGACTTCACCTGCTTCTTCTGGTCGGCAGTCAGACCGCTGTAGATGGTGCTTGCCACCCACTTGCCGATGCCCAGCCAGTCCTGATTCTTGACGGCGGTGTACAGATCATCGAAGGTGCCCAGCACGCCGGTATCTGCTTCGGTCTGCAGCTCCTTCCACAGGCCGTCAAAGGTGTCTGCGCTGGACTTTTTGATCTGCTCTGCCACCTGCACGGTGCCGTCTGCGGCGACGGTCTTGATCTTCTCCACCGTCACAAGGGCACCGTCCACCACGTCGTCGTAGACCTCGGTGATGACCTGCTTCTGGGTCTCGGTGCCGTCGGTCAGGGTCTCGGTGACGGTCTGGGTGGTGGTCTTGACCCCGTCTGCCAGCGTCTCAAAGGTGGAAGTGACTGTCTTGGCGGTCTCGCGAACCGTCTCCATGGTCTGCTTGACGGTCTTGGTGCCGTCGGCGGCAATGCTGGTGACGGTCTTGATGTCCTTCAGCACACCGCCCACCATCTGCCGGGAAGTCTCGGTGATGACCTGCTTTTGCTGTGTCTTGCCGTTGGAGAGTGTTTCGGTGATGTTTTCGGTGGTGCGGGTGATCTTGCCGTCGATTTCGGTCGTGGTGTCCGAGATGGACTTGACGACGGACGCAGTGACGGCTTTGGTGCTGGCGCTGGCCTTTTTGCCGGAGGTGCTGACGGCAGATGCGGCTTTGCCTGCTGACTGGGAGATGGTGGAGGCGGCTTTCTGGCTTTCAGCCGCTGCAGCCTTTGCTTCGTTCTGGCGCTCAGTCCAGCTCTTGTTGCTGATGCCCTTGCCTGCCAGTGCGTCCTGATGCCGCTGGTCACGGTTCATTCCTTTGCCGTTGTAGGCTGATGCCACCGCAGAAGCAGCGCCGGACGCGACGCCGGTGGTGGCGGCATTGCTGGCCGTTCCAACGAGGTTGGCGATCAGGCCGGACACCCACGAGGTGAGCTTGCCCCACATGCCTGCAATGCCGTTGATGATGCCCTGAACGATGTTCTCACCAATATGGCCGAACTCGTCCATGTTTCCGTCCCAGACACCCACCAGCTTTGCGATGCAGGCGAGGGCTGCTTCGGCCAGATTTTCGATGCTGCGGATGATACCGTCCACCAGCGTGGTCAGCATAGCTGCACCGCACTTGAGGATGTCCGGCAGATGGGCAATCAGGGCAGCTGCCCATTTGGCGATCAAGCCAGCCGCCGACGTGATGAGCTGGGGCAGTGCTGCGGTGATGCCGGTGATAATACTCTCAACGAATTGGACACCCTTATCCATGATGTCGTCAGCGTGGTCGCCAAGGTAGTTCACCAGCTCGGAGATAATGAGTGCTGCGCAGACGATCAGCTCCGGCAGGTTGTCGATGATGCCCTGCGCCAGAGTGCCTAGCACTTCGCCTGCGGTGTCCAGCATTGCGGGCATGGCGTCAGTCAGGCTTTGGGTCAGCTGAGTAATGATGTCCACGCCGGTCTGCATCAGGCCGGGCAGCTGCTCGGCAATGCCTGCCGCCAGATCGGAGATGATCTCTCCGGCAGCGGCCAGCATGGCTTCCGGCCCGCCCTCAGACAGGGCGGTGGTCAGCTGGGTGAGACAGTCTGTGCCCCACTGAGTGGCATCGCTCAGAGAGGATTCCAGCGAGTCATACAGGGTGATGCCAAAGTTCTGGGCAGCCGTCTGCATGGTCTCCACCTTGTGCTGAAAGGTGTCGGTCATGGTCTCGTAGGCGGTCTCGGTAGCGCCTGCGCTGTTCTGCATCTGGCTGAGCACATCGTTGAAATGTTCAGCGCCGCCGGATGCCAGTGACAATGCACCGGTGCCTGCTTCCACACTCGACCACAGACCTGCAAAGGCAGTGCTGCTGCCGCCGACACTCTGATACAAAATCTGCAGAACATCGCCTAGGCTCTTGCCCTCAGCATTCAGCTGAGCAAAGCTCTTGCCGGTCTGTTTCTGCAAAATTTTGCCGACAGTAGAACCGGCATCGCCAAGTTCGTTGAGCATGGACTTGGTGTAGGTGGTGGCTTCTGCCGTGGCAATACCATTTGCGGTCATGACGGCCAGACCACTGGACAGATTTTCGACGGTCACGCCATACGCTGCAGCCAGAGGAATGACCTTGCCCATGCTGGACGAAAGCTCATCCACGCTGGTTTTGCCCAGATTCTGGGTGGTCAGCAGCACATCCGATACATGGGTGGCCTGATCTGCACTCAGGCCATAGGCATTCAGCGCGGTGGTCAGGATATCGACCGCCGAACTGCTGGAAGTGAAGCCAGCAGCAGCCAGCTTGGAAGCCTGTCCGGCAAAAGCTACGGCGTTTGCCGTATCCTGTCCGGCGCTGATGGCCTGATAGGCTGCTTCGGCAATGTCTGCGGCGGCAACGCCCATGCTGCCGGATGTATCAAGGATCTGTTTGTTCAGATCGCCCACAGAGACCTTGCTCGTGTCGGCGATGGTGCTGACCTTGGCAAGGGCTGTCTCGAACGATGCACCAATATCGACCGAGGAAGTCACCAGCTCGGCCATTTTGCTGCTGGCCGATTTTACAAAGTCAGCGATCAGATTACCAGCAGCCACCGTCATGCTGGAAATGCCATTGGTAAAACCGCTGGTATCCAGTTTGGTGTTGCCGGTAACGTCAAAATCAAATGCCACTGTGTCCACCTCTCATTCGGAGCGCGGGCACAAGGGCACAGGCTGTTATAACTTGATCTCTACCTCCCGCTTACAGGCGGGATTTTTGCATTTGACCCACACACCGGCAGCTGTGGCGTGCGGCTCTGCCCACACCGGCAGCGCCCGGCCGCAATAGGGGCAGGGCACCGGGGCGCGGCTAGTGCCGAAACCGCGCAAGGAACGCAGCGTCATGCTCTTCGACGGACACGACACGGGCTGCACCCCCTCTCAGCTCAGCAGGCAGGGCAAAGCGCTCCTGCAGGTCGGCATAGTGGGCACGCATGGAGCCTTCGTATTCCGAAAGATCCATGGTGCGCCAGCTCATGATCTTTGCCATGAGGGTATCCTCCGGCAGGGCGGCGAACAGCGCCCGGAACCGGAACCAGTGCACCTTTTCGCGGGTCAGGTCGATGCCGTAGGCCTGCTGGAATGCCGCCACGATGTAACCGGCATCACACTGGTAGTCGAAGGCAAGACCGGAAGAGGGCGCGGTACTGCTTTCAGCTGCGGCGCTTTCGGCTGCTTTTTCGCCCGCCTTATAAAACTCGATCATGTACCCGTAGGCGTCGATGATCTTCTGAGGGTCGTTCAGAAAACAGTGTGGGTCTTTGTAAAAACGCCAGAGGGCGCTGACCGCAAAACCGATGGGATCATCTCCTGTCTGGCCGCGCACATAGGTGTTGACCAGCCAGACCATGGGCCGGAAATCCGGGATGATCTCGTGTCCATGCCACCGGGTGGGCAACTCGTCCAGCAGCAGATCAGACATGGCGCTCTGCGGCGATCTGCAGTGCGTATGCCGCCAGCTGCTGCATGGCATCAGGATCATCCCGCAGGGCATTCATAGCCTGCCGGGCATCGATCAGCTGCTCGGTTTTCTGCTTTGCGGATACCTGCGCATCCACCCGCTCCACCATCCGGGAGGCAGGCGGTGCGGGATAGCTTACAGGCGGATTGTGCTTGTCCTTTTTGGCCTGTGCGCGGCGCTGCTCGCGGTTCATGGGTTGGGCGGCTCTGGCGGTATAGCGCTGTTTCTCGGCGGCGAAGGCATTGCCCAGCTCCTCGATCACGTCATAGATGGGGGCCATGTTGTTTTCATCCAGTCCCAGACGGGCGGACGAGCCTGCACCGAGGATCTCGTCGATGCAGTCCATGGCAATGCGTGCCTGTGCACGTGCATGGTCGCCCAGACGGACACCGCCGCGCCGGAACTGCTCCGACTCCTCGGCGCTCCGGCGCTGCATCCGCTCGTTGGCATCCTCAAAGCGGTCAAGGTCGTTGGCGTTCATCAGGGAAAATTCAAATTCCTGTCCACAAATAACCATATTCTGGCTCCTTTCTTGGGCCGTGCCCCGGTTCTGCCCCGGAGGAATAAGCTTTGTTCACGGCATAAAAGATCCCCGTTCCGGGTATGGAGCGGGGACTGTGTTTGAAAAAAAATCAGCCCTTGACGGCCTTGACGGCCTTGGCAGGCTCAGCGGACTGGGTGGCGGGGTTGTAGTCAAACTCGTCCGGCATGCCGATGGCCTTCACGTCGCAGGCAAAGGTGGCCTTGGAACCGGCTGCACCGCCCACGTCGCTGGTGACGATGATGGCAGCGCTGCCTTTCTCGCCCTTGCCGGTGCGCAGGCTGAAATAGATGTAGGGCACGATCACATCACTTCCGGTGCCGTACACGATCTTGTGGCTCAGCACAAAATCCTGAAATGCGTCGCCCACGCAGCGGTCACCGTTGACAGCAAGGGTGCGCTGGGTGCCGGTCTTGTCGGTGACGTTGCCGGTGCGGATGTACTGGGAATCCTCGGTGGTGGCGTTCAGGGAGCCGGAGTGCTCCTTGACGTGGTCGGCGCAGACGATCCAGTCAGCTTCTTTGCTCTGCTTAGATTTGTCGGTCTGGAACGCCAGCACAAAATCGTTGGCCGTCTCAATGCCGGTATAGGACGCACTGGGCGTGATGCCGGACTTGGTAATAGCTTCCGCTACGGTCATATCAAAACTCCTTTCATTTGGGCATGTAGTAGGTCAGGCGCATTTGCAGCTGCATCTTACAGCTGCCCGCGCTGTTTGTGACGATGTAGCCGCTGTTTGTCACGGCAATGCCGGTAGGGGTCTTGCCCCCGCCGCAGGCCGAGAGGTCGGGCAGGTTATGGCGGGCATCCTGCTGCATGACCCACTCGGTGAGCTGCTCGAAAAAGCCGCTGTTCTGGATGCTGACGGCATCCACCTCGCTGTACTCCCGGCGGCTGAGGAAGAGGTAATTCTTCGCCATTTCCCAGCCGGAGATGTACTCGGTGATGATGGGATCACCGGGGCTGTCCTCGATGGAAAATGCTGTGGATTCTTCTTCCAGCCCGGCAATGCGGAATGCTGCACCGGTGGCTTCCTGCTCGTCGGCAATCAGCGGGCAGGTCTTGAGCCATGCCCGCAGGGCGGCAATGGTGGGCTTTACGGTTTCGCTCATTTGTTCCCTCCCAGAAACTGCTTTGCGGCATCATGGGCGAACTTTTCCAGCTCGTCCTTGTGGTCAGCGATGGCCCGCTGGCCCCAGTAGGAGCCACGGAAACGGTCAGCGCCGCCGCGTAGTTCGTTGCTTTGGCCCATCGGGTGCAGATAATACTGCGCTCTGGCATACGGCGTATTGTACACCAGCAGACCTTCCTTGAAGTCGGATGCCTGATTCACGCTGTTCTTCAGCGTGCCGGTGTCAAAGGGCACATAGGGGTCTACCGTTGCAGCCACTTTCTGAGAAAAGGCAAACTGCAGCTTTGCGAACCGCGCATCCATGTCGGCCTGAAAGCCGGGCCGGAATGTGATCTTGAAATCAAAAACCGGTGCGCTCATGCGATCAGCTCCCTTCCACGTGCCAGTGGGGCAGCAGCGGCTCCCGGTCGTCCGAGACAGCCGCCGCTGTGCAGCACAGGTGCGTTTTTTCGAGTTTGGCGTACTCGGCTTCGGTCAAGGCAGGCACCGCGCCCTGCACCAGCTTCCAGCCGCGTTTCAGGGTCCAGTGTTTGGCCTTCTCGGCAGCAGGCAGAGCCGTCCACTGAGCGTAGGGCAGATAGCCTGCCGTGCACACGCTGGCCGGGATGCGGATGTGGGTGGTGCGCTCCGGGTCCTTGGCAGTACCGGAGCCTGAGGTGGAGCGGCATTCTCGCCAGCTGCACCCGGCGAACACCCAGCACACCGGCATGTCAGTCTCGGTGGCAGTGTCGTGGATGAGGTTCACAACAGTAACGGCTGTCTGCATCACAAAATCCCCCTGTACAGCAGATCGTGCGGGTCACTGCCCAGCGCGGTGCGGATGATCTCATAGGCTTCCTGCCGGGTGGCCGCGGTCACGCTGGCATTGCTGCCAAAGGTGACGCTGTAGCCGTCGTTGGAGACGCTGGCAGCACCCGATACAGCGCCCGCCGCAGATGCAGCGGCCAGCAGGCCGACGATCTGGGCACAGGCATCCGCCAGCGCTGCCCGGCAGGCCTCGCACCCGGCAGCGTGGCTCTCCGCCCGGCCAAAGGTGGCGGCATCGATCATGCGGGAAGCCCGGCTGCACAGCACACCGAAAGCAGCTTCCGGCACCGTGCCGCCCGCCGCCGCATACTGGTCATAGGTGCAGTAGAGCATGGGGCCTCCTTATGCTGCGACGGCAGCGGCGGTCAGGAATGCGAACGG